GTTGAATCGTCATAACTCAACATCACCTCCCAACGGGTGTTCAATGTTGGCTGCGATGCGGGCGCGCCTTCGGCATCATTGACCAAATGTTCCAAAACTTGTTGCGGAACATTGGAAATCGCTGAATTCAAATTTGTCACCGCTGATTCAACATAATTCAAACGATTATTCAGATTCCCGGTTTGTGATTGCTCGACTTTTAAACCTTCGCCGGATGATGTTGTCAAGGTGTAAACTGGTGAAACGCCAATCCATTCGCCATCCCATTGTTCCGAACGGCAATTGTATTTGACCCCGTTCAAAACCCATGAATAATTGTCAAAATATAATGATTTGATTGCAGTCAATGACCCGGAATCAATCCATGTTCCACGAACCACCGGAACAAAATTGGCGTAAATCGATGCCATTTGTAACCCCAACATTTTGGTGATTGTTCCGTGGGTTATTGAATCCCAACCGCCATACCAATCTGATGCCAAAACATCGGTTGTTCCATTGTAAACCAACCAATTCCCAATTCCATATTTTAATGAATCCGTGTAATATGGGGCTTCGATTGTGATGGGTGTTGAATTCGCCAAATTTGCAGTTGACGCAGTGATAACTTCCGTAATGTCAAAAATATAATCTGCATTTTGATAAGGTGATGCATCGGCAAATGATACCTGAATCGAACCCCAAAAATCCTTATTTGCTGAATTACCGTTTTTCCATTTGCCCGTTCCTGAATATGACAAAATCACACCGTGAACAAACATGTTCACTTCCAATCTTGTGTATCCCGCCGGGGCTGATGTCACCGACAATTCAAATTCTGATGTAATCCAACCGCCCTTAATGTCTTTTGTTGGCATCCGATACAATTGGTTTCCGGAATTTCCTGATGATGACCAATATCCGTTTGCGTCCAAATACAATGACGAACCGCCGGAATTTTTGATTTTGATATTGTAGTAAACATCGGTTGAATCTTCAACATACAAAATGCCACCCAATGTGTCGGATCGTTTGAACGACTTTGCCATGAATCGAATGCGCATCGGTGCGGCATCCGGCGATGACCCGGTTGGAATATCCGTGGCAATCAATGACAATGTTGATGACGACATGTTCGGATAAGTTCGCAACGCCTTCGCCACATTTTGACGATGCGTGTTGATTGTCACCGATTGCGCAGCTGGTTGATAATACAATGACGGTTTTGCCATCCACAATGGGCGAACATCATTGCCAATTGTTTGACGGTGTGAATATGTTGCCGTTCCAATATATTGACCGGTATACGAATATTGACGCAAATTGATTGATGTTGTGTTGTTGTATGCATTGAATGGAATCACATAATATGCGCCATTTTCATGCGTGAAACGCGACCCAAACATCAACAACACATTTTCCAACGCTTGTTTTGCTGAAATATAATTTGGTTCAATTTGCCATCCAACCGTGTCAATGACTTTGACATCCGTAAATGGGTCGAAATTTTCCAAAAATGTGTATTCAAACAATTTGTACATGTCGAATCCTAACCGGACGGCATTGTCTTCATGCAATAATGTTCCATCATACAAATATTGTTGTGGCGTTCCGTTGACAACCCAATAATCAGATAAATCCAATGTATCCAAACAACGCCTGAACAACTGGTTGATTGTGATGTATTCATCAGTAAACCACGATGATTGTACTTTGTAACCATCCATCAATTCAAGGCCATCAACGGCCACCAAATCAATGATTGGTTTGCTTTGTATGGATTCGCGCAATCGTGTCATTTGGTCGGCCAATACGCGGCCAACATGAATCAATGAATCGTTGCGATAAATCAACATCGCCCACGCGGTTTCCGCTTCGGTTTGAATTCCAACAAAATCATCCAATGTGGTTTGATCCGGCATCACCCATTGCGCAATTGCGCGTGATGGCCTGATGAAATTGGAATAAACCGAATCTGATTCGCCTTGTCTTTCAATGCTGATTCCATCACCGGCCAATGTCAATTCAACTGATGAATTCAATGCATCTAATTTGTCAAAACAACATGTTTGACCTTCAATGTATCCACCGGTCGATTGAACGCGTGCATTGTATAAACGCGCAACGATTTCGGGTGTTGTTCCTGATGGTGAATCCCAAAGTTCAACCCGGTATTCAACATTTGTGATTGATAAAAACGAACCTTTGTAAATCCTTGCCATTATCCGCGCCGTGAATCTTTGTTGTATCTTTCCAAAACAATGGCCAAATCCCGCCCGCTGATGTGCGTTTGCGCAACATAGCCGGATGATTGTTCGGGCTTCATCAATGTTTTCAATTTGTCTAATGGTGCGATGACCTCCGGGTTGTTTCTCGCGCCGGGATATTCACCCATCAAACCCAATATTGGGCCGCTAACAATACCACCATCAGCAAACGCGGTCACGCTTGGGCCTTGCCTCATTTGGTTTGCAACTGCCGTTCCCAATGCAACCATTGCAATACCGGCCGCAACTGCAACTTCCGGTTGAACAAATGCGGTTCGGAATTTTTCAACGCTGATACCATAGGCAATCAACATTTTTCCGACTGTTTTCACAAAATTGCCCAACTGGCCAACAACTGATTGCACAAATCCTTCAATGCCATTGCCTTGCCCTGACAATTGATTTCCCAACGCTTCGCCCAATGATGTTGCAATATCTTCGCCCAATCTCTCAATTGCCATCGACATGTCCATCATTAGTCGGTCAAAATCTTGAACGATTTGTGAATATGATTTCGGATCAATTTTAACCTGAACCAAAACGGGCGCAACCGCAGTCCCGGCAATCAAATTTTTACCGGTCAATTGTTTTGCATCTTCGGCCGCTTGCTTCTTTGCTTTCTCACTACCTTCAAAACGCTTTTTGTCTAACCATTCAATCAAATCGGCCTCAACTTTTTTGACTTCTTCTGCGCTTTTTTTAATTTCAGCCAATGCAGTTTTTCGCCTTTGGCTTTGTTTTTTTGCCGCTTCGGAATCCAATTTGGCTTGTTTGTCGGCCGCTTCTTTGTTTATCGCTTCAATGTTTTTTTGATACGATTTTTCAAGGTATTCAAGTTCGGTCAACTTTGCCGTTGTCGCCTGAATCTTTGTTCTGATTGCGGCTTTGTCTTCTTCACTTTCTGCGCGCGTCGAATCATCGAACAACAATCGCATGTTGTCGTTGTATTTTTTGCGCATTCTTTGCGTTTCTTCTAAACGGCGTTTATTGGTTTCCAATTCCGTTTCGCCCAATTCTTGAATCTTTGTGGCAAAATCTCGGATTTGTTTGTTGTATTCGGATTGTTGTTTTTGCGCCTCCTTCACTTTCTCATTCACTCCATCCAATCCATCTGAAAACGCATAGATTGCGGCAACGGCCGCGCCAATTGCAACCGTGGCAATAACAAATGGATTTGATAAAAACTTTGTCAACCCGCCGAATTGCGCTTGCAAATCCTTGACTTGCATAACCGCCGCGCTGAAATTCAATGCGGCGTTCAATCCCATCAATGTATTTCGCAACGCTTTATTATCGTCTGCAACGATAGCAATAATTGAACTAACTGATGAAAACGATGTTGCCAATCCATTCAATGCGGCGCGTGTGCCACCTAATGTTTGATTGGTAATTCCTAATTGTTGGGTGTAACCTTGTTTTTTTGCAGTCAATTCAGCCACCGCGATTGACTGGTCTTTGATTGCCGCTTTGGTTTGTTCAATTTCTTGACGCACTCGCTTTTGACCCTGAACATCCATTTTGGACATGGTGTCGCGTTTTTGGCGCAACTTTTCCAATTCCATCATGAATTCACGGGTGATTTGCTTTTGCTCGTCAATTTCAGCCGTAACCGCTGCAATCTTTTGACGCAATTGACCCGATCCCAATGATTGTTCAATGGCTTGTCCGGCTTTGTTTGCGCTTTGCTGCATCTTTGCCGATGACTTTTCCATCGTGTCGGCTGCGGCCTTCACATCCCTATTAAATAGGTCGGTGACTGCGTTCAAAACAATATTTATCGCACTTAATGCCATCAGCGGTTGTAACTAATTGAATAATCTTGGATAATTTGATAGATGCCATATTCATCGGAATTGTCATCAGTCAAATGTGATTCGCTGATGTATTCAATTTCCCATGTATAAACACCATTGAATGTTCCGGGCGTTGCCACCTCCAATGCCGTGCGTGTCAAATCTGCAATCTGAACACATTGGGTGTATGTTTTGGCGTATATATTCACCTCAACATTTGCCCAATCAGTTTTTGAATGACCGGATTTTGATGGATGCGGTGTCACCGCAGTCACGCGAATTGTAATGCCCGGATATGGAACACCTTGCACAATGCGCAATGGATTGATGTTTGTTCCGACAACGGCCGTCAACGCGGTGTTTGTGGAAAGAACATTGTAAATGGCGTTTATTGCTTTCATGCTTCGGCGGGCGGTGTCAACTTCGCAAATATATCCGCGTATCGCGTAACCTTTGCAACAATATCGTCATGGCTTGTTTTTTCCCACGGGAATTTCATCAACTTTTGCGGGCTAATTGGTTTTTTCAAATGCGGTGAAATCATGGTCGCCGCCATCCATCGTGATAATTCCCATTGGTTTCGGTATTGTTGTTCTTGGGCGTTTCTCATGCCAAACAAACGCAAACGAAAATATTTTGGATGACAATCATCAAACGATGCATCATCCATCCCCATTTCGCCAAATGCGATTTCGCGTAATCGGTCAAATGTTAGGGATTCAGATTTGGCCGAATCTACTTTCCCACCGTTTCGGATGTTCCTTGCCGTGGTTTGAAAAATTCTTCAACCGCTTTTGTAAATTGCAAAATAACCGGTTCAATTTCGCCAAATGATTCAATGGCATCTGCAAAATCATCAATGTCCACAAATGGAAATTTTTGACCTTGTTTTTTGTAACCGGATTGAATGCCAAAATATGCGCATGCTCGCGCAAATTTCAATGAATGTGCAATGTTGTTGGCCGTCATGTTTTGGCCCAACTGCGTGAAATCTTCCAAATTAAATTCGGCCATGATGTTTTCAATGGCGCGCATGTTAAAAAAAAGGGGGTGCTGAACACCCCCGATTGTAATCGTGTTCATGTTGCGAATATACGCAACAATTTACAAATTAGATTGTTCCAACGGTCAATGCGCCCGTTCCCTGAATTGATGCGGTAAATGTCGCAACATCATTTTGTGGTGCGGTCAAATTCAAATCGTTAAAAAATGCTGATCCGCTTAATTTCAAATCGCCGCTGACATTTGATGTCATCACGATTGTCACGGATGTTCCGGCCAACAAATCAGTGATGATTTCTTTCCAGCTGATGCCCGCGCCAACGCTTGCATCTTCTTCAAACATGCCTTCAACACTCATGGTGTACCCGTATTCGCCCGCAATATATTCCTTTGCACCGGCTGAATCTTTGTTAGTGGTTTCAATCATGTCTTTGGTGATTGAAAAATCGTTTGATGTCGCGTTTGCGATTTTGGTCAATGTGCCGCTGATGTCTTTGTAGATTGCAATCAGCGTTCCGTTGGTAATTCCTGTGCTTGCCATGATATTATTTTTTTATTTTTTTTATTTTGTTTGTAGCCCGGCGCGTTTTGCTTTGTCGGCCAAATGCGTTGTGACTAATTTGTTCATTGCCTGAATATACAAATTTTTTCCCGATTCAAATGCGGGCCGCATGAATGGTTTTGCCGGGCCGATATTCTTTCCGTATTTGATACCTGATGCGCTTGTTTTCTTTTTTCGGCTTGGTGTACGGTCGGCCGTTCCTTCTTCAATCAAATGGGCGTGAAATCCTTTGTATGGGCCATAAACACGCGCGCCAATTAAACGAAATGCGCGACCCTTACCACGGTTGTCGCGTTCAATAAATCCAATTGAATTGCGCAAATTGCCGGTTTTGACATTGATTTTCGCTTTTGCCAATGTGATGAATATGCGTCCGGCTTGCTCAATAAATTGACCCATGATTGGTGAATCAATCTGCAAATTGCGGAATTCGTCAATTGCCAATTTATTTTTCTGAAAATATGCCGTTGTTTTTGTCATTGCACCAATTCAGTTTGAAGGCGTAAATACATGCGGCGTTCCAAATCCGCAATGTTGATAATGTTGTAATATTTTGATTCCCAAAGAATGCGCATTTTTGTTGTGATGCCTGAATCGTATCGCAATGAAAATGTGACTGTTTGTTTGGCCTCTCTACGGTCTGAATCAACGGATTCTGAACCTGATTCACTTTCCTGAATCCTTGCCCACGGGGTTGAATAGGTCGTCCATGATTGCAACTTTTCACCGGTGTTTGAATCCGTTGTTGTTGTAAATTGTTGAACTGTGACCAATTCGTCCATCAATCCGGCGTTCATGATATTACGCTAATTTTGTAAGGGTCTAACAAATATTGAAAACCAAATTGAATCGGATTGTTTTGCACGCCCACGGTGATTGCCATTCGATTGTCGTAATATTGACCAATCAATAACAATGCCGCATGT